ACGTAAGGGTGACGGTAAAGACGTAGACCATAAAGATGGTAACCCACGTAACAACAGCGGTAAGAACCTTCGTGTACAAACTAAATCACAAAACCGTAGCGTTCCACGTACAAGCAGTAATAGGAAAGCATAATGACGGAGAATAGAGATGCTAGACTTACTAAAGCGGGTGTATCGGGCTATAACAGGCCGAAAAGAACCCCAAGTCACCCCACCAAAAGCCACGTCGTCGTCGCCAAAGAAGGTGACAAAATCAAAACCATCCGCTTCGGAGAGCAAGGTGCAAAAACCGCAGGTGCGCCAAAGCAAGGCGAAAGCGAAAAAATGAAGAAGAAACGTGCTTCGTTCAAGGCACGACACGCAAAGAATATTGCTAAGGGCAAAATGTCTGCAGCATATTGGGCTGATAGGACGAAGTGGTGATGCCAGTACATAAAGTTTCAGGTGGTTACAAGTGGGGTAAGACTGGTAAAGTCTATAAAACTAAAGAAGAAGCAGAGAAGCAAGGTAAAGCTATTTATGCTTCTGGTTATGCAAAAGGTGCACAGACATCTAAGACTTCAAAACAATCAACAAAGAAAAAGGATAAGTAATATGCCAGGTGGAAACAGTACATCACGTCCATATAATCGTAAAGAAAAACAAGCAGATTTACGTATGAAAGAACGCGAAAAACTAGCAAATAAAATGCTTGAACAGGCTAGAGAAGGTAATATTGATCCTGATATAGCAAAGCTTAAGATTGACGCTATGTATACATCAAAAGGTGCCAACAAAGACTCTGATATTTGGGTTGATAATAGAATGAAAGAGGTTGAACGAATTGCTGGTAAGAAGTATATGAAAGATAGGAGTACGCCTAAAGGTACAAGAGGCGCTCGTGCTCCATCAAATTACTACAAGGGCGGGTATTGTGGTGCATCTAACCCAGCAGCACGTCCTATGAAAAAGGGCAAGTAATGTCAAAATTTTACGATAAATATAAGAAGGCGTTAGAAGCGCACGGCTACAGAGTAGATGAACACGGTTGTGTTTGGGATGCACGTGGCAATCAGGCTGCAGTAGAGGATCGCTTTGGTAACGTATATGCAAGCGATCCTAATGTTACTGAAATCTGTCGAGTAGAAGAAGCTAAACCTAAACCAAAGCCTAAACCACGCAAGGCTACAGATAAGGACTTGACTGAAGATGTCGCTTCTACAGACTGGTAAACCAGCACGTAAGAAATCTGTATGGGGTCATAATACTGGCACGACTACAGAGATTGTATACACCTGTCCTGCTAACTGTGTGGCAGAGGTGACGTTTATCCATATACATAACTCTACAGGTAACACTAATATTACTGTAGAGTGGTATGTAGCAGCAGACTCCTATACTTCACACTTCTTAGAGGGTAAAAACCTTGGTGCAGCAGAGTATATACAATTTCCAGATATAGAACTTGTGTTACAAGCTGGTGACAGGATTCAAATTACACCTGATACTGCTGCACACATCGACAGCATTCTAACTGTAACTGAAACCTTTGTTCCAGTCGGTTAACGGGTATGCATAAATAGGTACTACTGCCTGACATAATATAAAGTATAACTATCTCCGCACACAACAAAGGAGATCGTGATGCTTAAATTTCTAAAACGTGTCTTAAAGGCAATCGAAAAAGCGCAACAAAAACGTGCTGACTACTACATGCTAACTAAATTCACAGATCGTGAATTACGTGATATTGGCATTGGTCGCAGCCAAATTCGTGACGTTATTTACAACGACAAGTAAAAAGTGCTTGCATTTGTAATAGTTATACATAAAACTATATGCAAGCCCTAAAAACAAGGACAACTTTATGGCAAGAAATCTAACAGAAAACCAGCAAAAGTTTCTCGAAGTCTTGTTCGACGAAGCGGGTGGTGATGTTGTACTTGCCAAAAAGTTGGCTGGTTACAGCGATAACACACCTACTCGTGTAATCGTAGAGACATTAAAAGATGAAATTGCTGATGCTACACGTACATACTTTGCACGTATAGCACCTAAAGCTGCTATGTCTATGGTAGGTGCTCTATATGACCCTACCGAGCTAGGCATAAAAGAAAAGATGGCAGCAGCTAAAGACTTGCTAGACCGTGCAGGACTAGGAAAGACAGAAAAGGTAGATGTCACATCAAGTGGTGGCGTATTCTACCTACCCCCAAAAGAGGGTACGAATGAGTAGACCCTTCCATATTGGGAGGGATCTAGGCTTTTGGGAATTACCAAAACCACACAAAGGTAAAGAACGGGAGTGGCACGTAATAGCTAGAGTAAGCAAGAACGTGCCATTTGGCTATAGGGTACATCCTGACGACGAAGATCTCTTAGAGCCTATACCTGATGAACTAGAAGCATTAGAGCTTGCAAAGCAACATCTAAAGCAGTATAGTTTACGAGAAGTAGCGAATTGGCTAACAGCCCAGACAGGTCGCAGCATCTCACACGCAGGTTTAAAGCAGAGGATCGAAATTGAGCGAAGACGTAAAAAAACTGCTACAATTAAACGGAACCTCGCCAAGCGGCTCCAAAAGGCGCTATCCAAAATCGAGGAACTCGAAAAAAACAGGGTCGGGGCGTACTCCGAAAGCGAGTAAGGAAACAGTCACACCCCCAGTAGAGACTATTCCTGCACAGGTCGCCCCAGCAGAGTTCGATGTCGAGGCTGCACAGGATGTCGTGTTCAAGCCAAACCCCGGCCCTCAGACGGACTTTTTGTCTGCATCAGAAAGAGAAGTACTTTATGGTGGGGCTGCAGGTGGCGGTAAGTCATATGCGATGTTAGCTGACCCTCTGCATGGCTTGAACGATCCTAACTTTAGTGGTCTACTTGTACGACATACTACAGAAGAGTTACGAGAACTTATTCAGAAAAGCCAAGAGTTATACCCAAAAGCTATACCTGGGATCAAGTGGTCTGAACGTAAGAGCCAATGGATTAGCCCAAAGGGTGGTAGGCTCTGGATGTCTTATCTTGATAAGGATATGGACGTTAACAGATACCAAGGTCAGGCGTTTAACTGGATTGGTTTTGACGAGCTTACACAATGGCCCACGCCTTATGCTTGGGATTACATGCGTTCTCGTTTACGGTCTGCCCATAGTGGCAAACTAGGTTTGTACATGAGGGCAACAACTAACCCTGGTGGTGCTGGTCACTCTTGGGTTAAAAAGATGTTTATTGATCCTGCACCTTCTGGAAAGGCATTCTGGGCTACTAATCTTGAAACTGGCGAAACTATTACATATCCAAAGGGTCATAGCCGAGAGGGTCAACCTCTTTTCAAACGGCGATTTATCCCCGCTAGTCTCTTTGATAATCCTTATTTGAGCGATACTGGCGACTATGAAGCCATGCTTCTATCGCTACCAGAACACCAACGAAAGCAGCTACTAGAGGGTAATTGGGATATTAATGAAGGAGCCGCTTTTCCTGAGTTTAACAGATCCATCCACGTCATTGATGCTTTTGACATTCCCGAAAACTGGACTAAGTTTAGAGCTTGCGACTACGGTTACGGATCTTACACGGGCGTTCTCTGGTTTGCTGTCGCACCAAATGAACAGCTTATTGTATACAGAGAGTTATATTGTTCTAAAGTTACAGCTTCTGATCTAGCTGATATGATCCTAGACGCAGAGAAGCATGACGGTGGAATGAGATACGGTGTGCTTGACTCTTCTTTATGGCACAACCGTGGCGACACGGGACCGTCGCTTGCAGAACAGATGAACATGAAAGGTTGCCGATGGCGTCCGTCTGACCGTTCTCGTGGCTCTCGTGTCGCAGGAAAAAACGAAATACATAGGCGTTTACAGGTAGATGAATTTACTAAAGAGCCACGTCTTGTATTTATGTCAAACCTAACAAACACTATAGCGCAAATACCTACTATACCTCTAGATAAGAAGAACCCAGAAGACGTAGATACAAACGCAGAAGATCACTTGTATGACGCTTTACGTTACGGGATTATGACAAGACCACGTAGTCACAGCATTTGGGATTACAATCCAGAAACTCAACGTACTGGCTTCCAAGCTAGTGACACAACATTCGGGTACTAAATATGGCAGAAAACGAAGAATTAAACTTTGACACCGACGAGGTTGTTGCAGCAGAAGATATGGGTGATAAGATCTTTGCTCAAAAATCAAGTTTAATCACATTTGTACATGACCGCTTTAAGCGTTCTGAGGATTCTCGACGTTCAGATGAAGATCGTTGGATTAAAGCCTATCGTAACTATCGTGGTTTGTATGGCAATGATGTAAAATTTACAGATACTGAAAAGTCACGTGTCTTTGTTAAAGTTACTAAGACTAAAACACTAGCAGCATATGGGCAGATCGTAGATGTACTATTCGGCAACAATAAATTCCCTCTATCTGTTGATCCGTCCATTCTACCTGATGGCGTAGCAGAAGCTGTACACATTAACATTGACCCTATGGCTTCGCAAGCTGGTGATGCTTTAAAAGCTGTTACACAACAGCAGCCATCACGCCCATACTTGATTGATGGTACTACAAAG